AGAAACGGTCAGACAAAATCTGGTTTATACTCTTTGTTTATCCCAATGGAATGGAACTATGAAGGATTTATTGATGAGTACGGAGTTCCAGTTTTTACTACTCCTGACGTCAACAGACTTGCACCAGACGGTGAACTAATAGATGTAGGTGTAATAGATAATTGGCAAAACGAAGTAGATGGTTTAAAAGAAGATCAAGATGGTTTAAATGAATTTTACCGTCAGTTTCCAAGAACTACTGAGCATGCTTTTAGAGATGAAACAAAAGGCAGTATATTTAATTTGGTTAAATTATACGAGCAGATAGATTACAACGAAGAAATGGCACAGACGCTTGGTGTTACTCAAGGTAATTTTCAGTGGACAAACGGTGTTAAAGATACTCAAGTAACATTTAATCCAGATCCAAAAGGTAGATTTAAGGTAAGCTGGGTGCCACCTTTAAATATACAAAATAAAGTTGTACTTAAAAATGGCGTTAAATACCCTGGTAACGAGCACATGGGTGCTTTTGGCTGTGATAGCTACGATATATCTGGAACAGTAGACGGTGTGGGTTCTAAAGGAGCTTTACACGGTTTAACTAGGTTTTCAATGGAAGATGCTCCAGCTAATAGCTTTTTCTTAGAATACTTGTCTAGACCACCAACAGCTGAAATGTTTTTTGAAGATGTTCTAATGGCTTTAGTGTTTTATGGCATGCCAATACTAGCGGAAAATAATAAACCTCGTTTGCTTTACTATTTAAGAAGAAGAGGTTACAGAGGGTTTAGTATGAACAGACCTGATAAAATATGGAATAAATTATCTGTAGCAGAAAAAGAAGTAGGTGGAATACCTAATTCAAGTGAAGATATAAAACAAGCTCACGCAGCTGCAATTGAGATGTATATCCAAGATCATGTAGGTATTAAGCAAGATGGATCACATGGAGATTGTTATTTTAACGAGCTGTTAAATGATTGGGCAAAGTTTGATATAAACAAAAGAACAAAGCATGATGCGTCTATAAGTTCTGGCTTAGCTATTATGGCTAATAACCGTCATCTATATAGACCAAACGCCGAGGTTAAAAAACCTCAAATAAACATAAACGTTTCTAGGTACAAAAACACAGGAACAAATTCACAAATAATTAAGCAATAAATATGGCAGAGTCTGGCATTAAAAGTTATTTCCCAAGTCAAACGGTTAGCGATGCTGAAAAGTTAAGCTACGAGTATGGTTTAAAGGTGGGTAAAGCAATAGAGCAAGAGTGGTTTAATAGCGACAGAGGTTACAATAAATACAAGTCAAATAACAATGATTTTCATAATTTAAGACTTTACGCTAGAGGCGAACAATCTATTCAAAAATATAAGGATGAGTTATCTATAAATGGTGATTTGTCCTATCTTAATTTAGACTGGAAGCCTGTGCCAATTATATCTAAGTTTGTAGATATTGTTGTTAATGGTATTTCCGAAAGAACTTATGATGTAAAAGCTTATTCTCAAGATCCAAACGGCGTTTCTAAAAGAACAGAGTATATGGAGAATATACTTAAAGACATGAGGTTAAAAGATTTTAACGCTAAAGTAAAACAAGAATTAGCGCTCGATGTTAGAAAAAGTCAAGTAGAAGAACTTCCAGAAACAAACGAAGAACTAGAGCTTCACATGCAGCTAACATATAAGCAGTCTGTAGAAATAGCCGAAGAACAAGCGATTAACACTTTACTAGAAGGCAATAGATACGAGTTGATTAAAAAAAGATTTTATCAAGATTTAACTGTATTAGGTATTGGTGCTGTAAAAACTAATTTTAATACTTCAGAAGGCGTTACTGTTGACTACGTTGACCCAGCTAATTTAGTTTACTCTTATACTGATTCACCATATTTTGAAGATATATACTATGTAGGTGAAGTTAAATCTATACCTATTAACGAGCTAGCAAAACAATTTCCACATTTAGACGAGGCTGCTTTAGAAGATATAATGAAAAACAAATCTTATAGCAGATCTAATTACAATTCAAGGTATAGTAGCGAAAAAGAAGATAACAATACAATTCAAGTTATTTACTTTAATTATAAAACTTATATGAACGAGGTTTATAAGGTTAAAGAAACAGCTACAGGCGCTGATAAAATTATACCTAAAGATGATTCTTTTAACCCTCCAGAAGATAAAGAAGGTGGGTACGGTAGAATGCTAAGGTCAATAGAAGTTCTTTATGAAGGCGCGATGATTCTTGGTACTGAAAAATTGCTGAAATGGGAAATGGCAAAAAACATGATGAGACCTAAGAGCGATTACACTAAGGTTAAAATGAATTATGCTATTGTTGCACCTAGAATGTACGACGGTAGAATAGACTCACTTGTAAAAAGAATAACTGGATTTGCTGACATGATACAGTTGACTCACCTAAAGTTACAACAGATATTATCTCGCATGGTTCCTGATGGTGTTTATTTAGATGCTGATGGTTTAGCTGAGGTTGATTTAGGTAATGGCACAAACTATAATCCACAAGAAGCGCTTAACATGTTCTTTCAAACAGGATCTGTTGTTGGTAGAAGCTTTACAAGTGAAGGTGATATGAACCCTGGTAAAGTGCCTATTCAAGAAATTACATCAGGAAGTGGTGGGAATAAAATGCAGGCTTTAATTGGTACATACAACTATTATCTACAAATGATAAGAGATGTAACTGGTCTAAATGAGGCTAGAGATGGTAGTATGCCTGATAAAAATGCTTTGGTTGGTGTGCAAAAACTAGCTGCAGCAAATTCAAATACAGCCACTAGACACATACTACAGTCGGGATTATTTTTAACCGCTGAAGTCTGTGAGTGTTTATCACTTAGAGTTTCTGACGTTATAGAGTATTCTCCAACTAAAGATGCTTTTATACAAGCTATAGGCGTTCATAACGTTGCAGTGTTGCAAGAATTATCAGAACTGCATTTATATGATTTTGGTATATTTATAGATTTACAGCCAGACGAAGAAGAAAAAATGATGTTAGAAAACAATATTCAAATGGCCATACAACAACAAGTAATCGAACTTGCCGATGCTATTGACATAAGAGATATTAAAAACGTTAAGCTAGCAAACCAGCTTTTAAAAGTACGCAGAAAAAAGAAGTTAGATAGAGACCAAGCTCTTCAAGAGAAAAATATGCAGATGCAAAGTCAAATGAATCAACAAGCTGCTCAAGCAGCAGCTCAGGGTGAGGTTCAAAAAAACCAAGCACTAACAGCTAGCCAGGGTCAGTTGGAACAGTTAAAAGCTCAATTAGACTCTCAAAGAATGATGCAGGAAGTTGAGCACAAAAAAGAGTTAATGCAATTAGAGTTCCAGATGAACATGCAGTTAAAAAGTATGGAAGTAAGTGGTAAAAAGAGTGGCGATAAAGAAAAAGAAGATCGCAAAGACGAAAGAACAAAAATTCAAGCTACACAACAATCAGAAATGATTGATCAAAGAAATAGTGGTAAACCACCTAAAAACTTTGAGTCTGCCGGTAATGATATACTAGGTGGCGGATTTGATTTAGGCGTGTTTGACCCTAGATAAATTATTAACTATTATTATATTATATTATGGCAGAAAAAGAAGAGCCAATCGCAAATGACGATACTGGCAAAATTAAAGTAGAAACTAAAGTAAAAAAACAAGATAACAACGAGACAAAAGGTAACGTTACAAAGGTTAAAACAAAAATGAAAATGAAACCAGAGGTAATGGAACAAACCGTTACAAAAGTTGATTTATCAAAACCCTTAACACCAAAAGAAGATGAAGTTAAAGAAAATAATGCTGACGACAGCGGAGTGGTTGCAAGCGCTGAAGATGCCAACACCTCACAAGAACAAAAAGAAATACAACCGGAAGCTGAAGCACAAGAAACTCCAGTATTAGAGGAAATTACTGAAGAAGAAGAAGAAGAGGCTGTTCAAGTAGAAGAAATAGCTGAAAAAGCAAGCGAAGCTATTAAAGAGTCAATGGACACTGGAACTCCATTACCAGAAAACATTCAAAAGTTAGTTGACTTTATGGAGAAAACTGGAGGTGATCTAAATGATTATGTTAAGCTAAACAAAGACTACAGTAAATTAGATGACAATAGTCTATTAAGAGAGTTTTATAGTCAAACAAAACCTCATTTAAACAGTGAAGAAATTAACTTCCTTATGGAAGATACGTTCTCTTATGACGAAGATGAAGATGACGATAGAGATATACGTAGAAAAAAATTAGCGCTTAAAGAGCAAGTTGCCAGCGCTAAAAGCCACTTAGACGGGCAAAAGTCTAAATACTATGAAGAAATCAAAATGGGATCAAAGCTTCCAGATGAAGCTCAGAAAGCAATGGATTTTTTTAATAGGTACAACAAGGAGTCAGAAGTAACTCAAAAAGCAACAAAGAAAAACACTGATATTTTTACACAAAAAACAGATAAAGTTTTTAACGACAAGTTCAAAGGTTTTGAATATAACGTCGGTGATAAAAAATACAGGTTTAATGTAAACAATGCTGAAGAGGTTAAAACAACACAAAGCGATATAAGCAACTTTACCAAAAAGTTTTTGGATAAAAACTCTGCTTTAACAGATGCTAAAGGTTATCATAAATCTCTATATACAGCTATGAATGCAGACGCTGTTGCAAAACACTTTTA